GCATATGGATCGCTACGAAGTGCTGGCAGTTCGATATTACGCATGGACATTTCTGCCATAAAAATGCATTTTTTGATTTCTGCTGTATTGGTTGAACCTGTAAAGTCTTTGATGAAATCTACAAGGCTATCTGCGGTTGGAATTACAAACATTATTAGTGTCCTCTAAAGTATTTTTTCTCGCCTTTTTTCGCTGGATAAGGCACATCTATAGGAATAGGTAATTTACCGCCTGGGTAGCAAACATATTCTGGGTATTCTCGTTCAACAACTCTATAAAATTGGGCTTTAAGTGTTCTATCATTCTTTAATGCGTTCCATGGAATACCATCAAAATATTGATCGCTGATACGAATAGCAATAACCGTGGGCAAATCCATCCACTTGTATTGTAATTTACCATCTTCACCAATAGGTGCTAATGGATCTATCATACCTGCTTCTGCGGTTTTTCTATATTGCCTGACTGCGGCTTTAACTGCTTCAGTATTCTGTTGTTCTCGCTTGATATAAAACTTGCCATCTTCCCTGCCAGTGGTCACTATAATGTTGCCACTTTTGTTAGTTTCACTGCGTTTCCAATCACCCTTCATTGAGTTATATAGGTCATTGTTTTTGGATAACAATCTATCTGCAACACCATTGTCATTAGTGATCATACCACCGTGATCTTGTCTCCAGTAGTTGTGATTTTTTTCTGGGTCTTTGTCGTCCAAATATTCTGGTTGATTTATGTCGTTCATAGTATTATTTAGTCAAATAAAAGGGCAACCGAAGTTGCCCTTGCTACTTAAAATCCAGTCAAGGATTAAGGTGTGACGTCGCCAGCACCCAAGTTTGTGCGGCTTACCAATACGGCTGCACGAGCACCAGGTAAAGAACTCTGGGCTGCTGTGCCTGCTGTAATGTTGTTTAGAACACCAACACCTGCTGGGTTGCGAACGATCAAAGTACCTTCCATAATGAATTGATCCAATGACGCATCAGCGTTAGAGAATACTTCATTGTTAGGACCTAAATCACGTAAAGCACCCCACTGAACTACATCTTCGTTCAAGAAGAAAATGGAGTTAGCGTTAACTTGATCCATAATCCAACTGTCGAAAATCTCGTAAGTGTAATTGAAGTCGCCTTCGTAAGTCTGGATAGTGTCGCCACGAGCACTATCAACACGATTGATACCACGGCTTTGTGGCATGTTATCGCTTAAAGAAGTGCGTAGACTTGTAGGTGCAACTACTGTGCGGATTTTAGCGTTAAAGCGTTGTTCTGCAACTGTGACCAATTGCTTGTATAACGCTGGGCTGAAATACTGGTTAGTAAATGTACCTGCGTAGAACTGACTACCGTTAGAGTAAATCTGTAATGCGTTGCTTGCTTGAACAGCACTATCAGTAGACTCGTTATTGTAGTAAGAATCTAAACCACTCAATGTGCCACTTGTAGTGTTGAATGATTGAGTACCTGCGAATGAAGTCAATGAACCCATACGACGACCTGTCTGACCTGCTGGTAGACCTGACGCTGTACCTGTTTGACCAGCATACTTTGTACCGATTTGGTCATTACGAACCAATTGCATTTCAACGTCGAACATCAATTCGATCAATTGTTTTACTTCTTGATACGCCTGTGGGTCGCCACCACTCTGCATAACAGCACGGGCTGTTCCAGAAGCCGCAATAACGGTGCTGAAAATTTGTGTATAGTTGCCCAAGTTGTAGCGACTGTTAGATTCTGCTTGACTTGTTGCAACTGTAGCACCTTCAACCTGTGCTTGAACTTCTGCTCTACGATAAATGTCATCTGTCCATAGTGGTAGAGTTGAGTTAACTTTACGCTTTTTGGACATAGCCATGTTTAGAACGGGTGTATCATCTTTTACACGATTAGACACATCAAGGTCTAAATCTTTAACAACGATATCGCTACCATAAGCTGTTGTACCATTGCCAATCTGGGATGTTGTAATTTCTGCCATTTTATTTTTCCTTTAAATAATGGATTATCTCGAACCTCTTGATGCTTTGATCCTCTGGAGTTGAGCAACCAAAAGGTTATCAGCGGCTTTCTTGTCGCCTTTATTGGCTTGTTCACGAAGTTTACTAATATCATCGCCTTGGTTTTTCGGTGTCGAACCGCCCTTGCGTGATGTTAATGCAGCCATGCTTGATCCAGCAGATTTAGTTTGTGGTTTGTCTCTATAGCGTAAACCGTCACGGACTAAACTCAACAGAGCCTCGTCACTACTGATTAGGTCTATGTTAGGAACACCTGGAATGATCTCATCTTTAGCATTCTTCCACAGTTTGCTAACTTTATCACGAACTTCATTGAAGACATAATCGTTTTTCAACTCTTTGTCTGTAAATGACTTTCGTGCCGCATCCAATCGTTCTGTGACTTGGTGAGCACGAACAGCCCTGAATTGATCTACAGCAGGTTTCAACTGACTAATAGTCTGTTGTTGTTGCTGAATCCAACGCTCGTTCTGTTGCATACTCGCTTGTATTCTGGCGATTGTAGCAGGATCATTTGTTCTTGCCAATTGTTGCTGGAATGTCGTTTGATAATTTTGTGTTTTTACAATCTCATCATAGGCTGCCTGCAACTTGGGTTGAACGGTAAATTCCATGGCTAAAGTTAAACCTTCTTGTCTGCTTCGTGTCTCTGCGAGATACTCGTCAAACTCTGCTCGTTCTATCTTTAACTGCCTTGCTTCTTCGTGTATTGCTGAACCTTGTCCTAATATGCTGGCGGCTTTCTTGGCATCGATAACAACTTCTTTTCCGTTCTTCATAAACTTGAACTTGGCGTTCGGATTAGTTTCTGCGAACTCAATAAAGTCGATTAATTCGTCTGCTGTAGAATTACTACTGTCAGTGCTTACCTCTTCAGGGGCGGCTGCTTCATAATTGTCGCTGTCATAATTGGTGTCATTGGTATCATCAATTTCTGGCACAGCATCACTGCTGTCTAACGCCACAGGGCTTGATGGCTGTTCTGCCTCTCCACCTTGACCTGTTGCAGTTGGTTTGGTAGCACCAATTTGATTACGCAATGTTTGTTCTTTCATCGCGGTCATTTTCGCTGCTATTGAATCCATACTTGGAACTGCTGGTGATTCAGTGACCGTGTTCATTGGAACATTAGGTGTGATATCTGTTGTCATTTCTATTTCCTTTAATTAATATCGGGTACCTCTGTGGTATTACCAATACGGTTTTTTAAGTAAGCAGCCCTTTTGAGGCTACTAACAAAACTATCAATGCCTACAAGTTGATTACTTAATGCAACTCGTTCGGCATTTTCGTCTGGAGTGTGACCCCTGATACTACTCAGGGCATCTGTCACTTCAAACTTAAAATGGTGTATAAACATAGCCAGGTCCTTGTTCTTTAACAAGTTCTCTGCCTGGCTACCATAATGTCGAACCCTGTCAGCTTGTGCTGGTGTAAGGTTCTTAATACTGGTCAAATCTATATTCAATTTAGAGTTGTAATACTCTACTGTCGTGTCATTTATCATAACATTATTTATACTGTTTAACTATATACTTTTGGACTTCCTTGTGCCAATGCCATATAATCCAACTGTGTTTCAGCATCAGTGCCTTCCATTTCGGCTTTAATTTGTTCTGCCTTCATGTCATCCAATGCCGCACTACTCAAGCGTTTCTTATCTTCTGGGCTTGGCTCTTTGTTCTTCATTGCTTCCTGACTTGCCTGTATCATAGCCATGATTTCTTCATCACTTGGCAGATAGGTATCGCAGTCTTTAACACCCAAAACATACAGAGTGTCCGCAAAAGGCTTCTTGACCTTTTTATACACTTCTGGTGTTAGTGTGCCACTGGCAACCATTGACTGAGTTGTAGCATACAAGTCTGCCTGACATTTCTGAATGATCTGTAATCTGCCTAATGCATTTTCTTCACTCATCATGCCCAAGGCTAATTCTGTGTGAATCTGCTTACGCTCGCAGAAGTTCATGTCATCCCATGCCAAATAATCCAAGAACTCTGGCTTCTTATCTGGGTGGAATGATTGTGCTAACTTTTTAACACCATAGTCATCGCCATATTGTATCAGTGTACGCCATATCAACCATAGTGCTTCTTTAAGACCTTCAGCACAATTTCTAACTGTATTGTCTTGAATGATCTGGTTAGGCGTTAATGCCATTTGTAGTTTAATACCACTATTGCCAGGAGCCATAACTTCAGGATTGAATACATCCTGCGGTGTTGTCATACCTACCATGCTCATAGTATCTTGTTGGATTCTGGTCATAGCAGTTTCCAAAAAGGCTAAATTGCCACTGGGTGCTGGAATCTGGTAAATGTCCTTGGCAGGATCAAACTTCGAATCCAAAATAAAGATTGCTGACTCGCCATCTTGTAGCATCTCAAAATCTAATCTATCAGGCTTGACACCGATTCTTGGAGTTGCTGTTAACAATCCTAACTGAATCTCTGCTCTGGCAGCACTTGTATTATATTCCTGCATAGGAATAACTGACTCGCCCAGACTCATGCCATAAAAATTACCTGGCAGTGGTTTTGGACACATGTTAGCCACAGGAATGAACTCAACTTCTCTGGCTGAGATAATGTATGAACCGCTATAGATTAACTCAATAAGTTCTAACTCACCATCACCGTCAATGTCATACTTGTTCCATACAGTGACCACGCTGACCTGACGACTATCTGGATCGGCTGATGAAGCGGAACTAACTGGGATACCCATAACAGGCACACTATCTCTGGCATGAATAGCCAAATTGTTTAATACTGAACCTGCTTGATACGCACCGTTCATGTTATATTCAGCGTGAACACGGAATTGTTCTAAATTAATATCAGGATATAAGTCCACTGCTTCTTGTATGCTCATAGGATCATAATAGCCGCAGAATGGTTGATCCTTCATTTCAGCCACTGTAGGATCGCAGATCCAATAATGTTGAGCGATAGGATGGAACTTGATGTTAATACTATAACCTGTTAGTTTGTATTTGGCTTTGTAAATTGTGTTGCGTTTGATAGCGTCATTAAGGATTTGTTCTTGACCTTCCATTTCGCCCTGAGCCATTTCTGCTTGTTCCATGATCATTGACTCTGGACCAAATTCTTCTTCAGTTTCGGCAATTTGACTAATGCGAGTGTCAATCATTTCTTCAGTCATCATAGCCTGTTGTTCACCGAATAATTGTTGAACTTCTGCCATGACTTTACTCATTTCGACATTGATCTGTCGTTTGCTTTGACGTAATGCTGTTAAGCCTGCTTCAGCGGCTTGTTGCTCGAATGCTCGTAGTTGTTCGTTAGTTCCCTGTGTTTCTACATATCTAACAATTTGGTCTCTAACTGGTTTAATCATCATCATGCCATTTTTGTGCATGGCAGCATCCATGATCCAACGCTCAAGAATAAAGTGCGGATCGTTCATTTGGTTAACAACCTTTGACACCATGTCACTGGCTTGTCTGGCTGCTACTTCATCTTCTTCACCATCAGCTACGAACTCGAAGTTTATTTCGCCACCTGGCATCAATCCTTTGGCAATAACTGCTGTGGCATAATCTACCACTGGCTTGACAGTTGGGTGTATGTAATCAATGCCATTTACAGGTGCAGTACTGTCAGTGACAGCCAAGCATAGATAGTGATAATCGGTGGCTCTGTTCACTGCGTTTTTAGTGCCAAGATAGCGAAGATAGGAAGCCATCTTCACATCCATCTGGTTTTTCATGCGAACGAATATAGCGTTCTGCTTTTTATTCTGATTGATGTCTTGGACTGGAATATTTTTTATGTCAAGCATAGGGGTAATGTACCTTTAGTTTATTGTATTATTTAGCGTTTTCTTTAGGCACTGGCTGATTGGGCTTTTCTTCTTTTCCATCTTTTTTCCCAAAAATAGCATCCCAATTGTCCCTGACCTTCTTGACATCTTCCTGTCTGCGATTACTTCCTTTTCCCATATATTTCTCCTAAATCTAATGCTGTGCGTATTCTATCCAGTTCTTCTGGACTGACCATAAAGAAGAATTCACGCCAGCCTAATTCTGGAACATATTTTTTAATCTTCAATACATACTGTTCTTCACTGAACTTGCGTAGAGTAAGATCTAATTTGTAATCTTCTCTATCTGTTATCATTTCATTTCCTTTATTCTTTTATTACTTATTTCAACATAAACAGCGTCAAGTTCTATGCCCACATACTCATAACTTAACTGTACTGCGGCACAGCCTGTTGATCCTGATCCGTTGAATGGATCTAATACTCGACCGCCTGGAGGTGTGACAAGTTTAATCAAATACTTCATCAGTTCAATGGGTTTGACTGTGGGGTGATTGTTGCCAATTTCTTGTTGCTGATTAAATCCAATATGTCTTTCTTTAAGGCTGACTTTAGGACAGTAAAAATACTTTTGATATGGTTCTGCGATTTCACCAATAACATTACTGGGGAAGCGTCCTTGATCATTTGTCACACTATCACCTTCCCATTTGTTTGGTTCTGTTTGATTGAATGTAATGCGATTCATACCATTAGCAGGATAAGTTAGTGTTTCACTTTCAACACGACAAGCATCAATATTCAACGCACCAACACCGTGTTTTAGCACATTGTCTTTGATGCTGAGTTTAATAGGTTTGCGGGCAAGTGCTATTGGTTCGTGTGCTGGTTTTAGTGCCGTGCCCCAACCTGCCCAGGTTTTAGCATCTTCTGTTTCAGGAATATATATAGTTTCTTCACTGCGTGGTAAAGGTCCATTAGGAGTTTCTTTTGGACCTCCACTTACTTTTGTCTTACCAGTTTTAATAAATGTGCCTTTTTTAACACTACGATCAATACTCTTACCAACATCCTGCGATTTAGGAAAGCCACTGCTATAGATCCACATTATTTGGTCACGGATTTCAAAGCCTGCTTGTTCTAATGTTATGGCAAGGTGATGATAAGTTCTTGCCGCACTGAACGCAAGTATATGTCCTCCTGGCTTTAACACTCTCAAACACTGTTGATAAGTCTCAAGTGCTCCTGTGTTTGCGTCCCAGGCTTTACCTAAAAAGTCTATGCCATAGGGCGGATCTGTGACAATACTGTCAAAGTGATTGTCGGGGAATGTCTTTAGGACATCTATGTTGTTGCCGTTTATTATTTGATATTTCATTTTGTTTCCTTTGTAGCAAATATCATTGTGCTGAAAAATTCTTTTTCCAAGCAGGTTTATTGCTGTCATCATATTTAACATATCTATCACGTTGTGCTCGCATACGCTGTTGTGGTGTTCTATCATCCCAGGGTTCTGCGATGCCTTGTAATACTGCTATTAAGGCATAACGGCAACTGTCGATACAATCGTCAGGATCACTGAATCTGCCTTTTTCATCAACGAAGTAATTTTGTGCTTCACTTAAGAAGTTGGTGCAGTTTTCATTGACATACAGACTGCCCATCTCGAACATTTGTCGCATCTGGTTTATACCATAACTTTTGTGATTAGTCTGTTTACCATATTGATCTGGTGGATTCATAATGGCTTTTTCATACAAGTTCAATCCATAACTTTCAAATAACTCACGAATGCTACTACTACTCATGGTATATCTGCCCTGTGTTCCTGCATCTGCTGGTAATACAATAGGAGTGCCAAATACTTCAGGACGCAATAAGTGATTGACATATTGAGTAGGTACTGCTTCTTCTATACCTTGTATAACAATCTGTCTGTGTAAGTATGCTACTTTCTCGTTCGGCTCCCAATACATTAGACTGATAACTGTTTTATCATTAACAAGTCCAAGGTCAAGTGCTATAACACGCTGAATGTTTGGCATTCTGTTAAAGTCTACTTCACCTGTTTTGTAGGTCACTGCTGCCCAATCTGCTAACTGGAACACAGCACCTTTGCCCATTACGGGTTTACCCGCAATTCTGGCTTCACGCTCATGCGGTAGATAATCTCGTTCAAGTTGTCGTCTGGTTTCTCTTAACAAGAATGGCTGACCCCAAGGGTCGTATTCAGGAACGTCATCCCAACTTACCCTGATGTAGTTATAGCCTTCTTCTTTGTTCCAAAATTTACTAACCAGACCATTTAATCCTTTGAGTGGAGTAAACGAACAGAGAACCTTTCCTTGCGTAGTAGCTGTTCGAGTGACGATCTCACTGAAGAAATCATCTGGTGGTTGTTCATCGAAGACTGCCAGATTAAGTTTGAAACCTTGTAATTGACGTACCTCTTGAGTATAATTGGCGAATAACAGATAACTGTTAGCACCACTAACATGCTTGATCTCAACACCGATACAGTTGGCTCCATCATTTCGCATAGTATCGACAATAATACAATTACGAGGAATAGCACCAGTTCCCAGATTTTCAGTAATTTTAACATCTTGACTTCCTAACAATTCATTTTGCAGCACCAAGGCTACCTGTGACCAGCCCTCGCCTGCCACCATACAAGTTATAGGGCTTGTAAATCTATGTCCCTGCCACCAATCAGGGTATTGTCCTGTTAAATGATAAGCAGTTTCAAAGCAGGTTGATACGGTTTTACCAATCCTGTTAGCAGCCAAAATACCTCTACGCTCATGTTTACCAGTGGCAAAAAAGTTATATTGATGTTGGAATGGTCTAAAGTATTTTAACTGATTGAACTTCATGTCTTCGGCTACATTAATAGCCAAGTCCATTAATTGTTCTTTTAACGGACCTGGTATTGTTTTAAGACTGTCAACAGTAAGATTATGCTCATCCACGCTGTAGCGTAGTGCTCTTGCCATTAATACATCTTGACCTAACATTAGTCAGCCTTTAACTCTTGTCTAACCTGATGGATATAGAACATAGCCTGAGCCAGGTGCTCTATTTCTTCGCAACTTAATATCCATGTGTCTGGCTTGTGTAAGTCAGTGTCATCAAGTTTAGTCAATCCAAATTGTAGTCGTTCTGTGATTAAACGCAGAATATGCTCTACCTGATTTGGGTATTTGTCAGCGAATGCTATACGATGACTGGCATTTACCTTTTGTAAGATAAGTGTGTCATTGTATCTGGCAGCTTCTTGGGCTGCCTTTATTTCCAATTCGCGGCTTGTCATTTTGATAAGTCCCAGGGATTATTAGCCACTGAATTATCTAAACTGATAAATTCTCTGTCAATCCATATTTCCCACTGATTTGACTTGTTAACTTTAAATGTCTGCATCATACCACGCAAGCGTTTACCCTGTGGAGTTAGTGTACCATCTTCACGGACAACAACTTGTTCTCCAGTTCTGGGATCAACCCATTTAATAATTTCTGGGCGTGTTCTGCCAAACTTGTCAATCTTTTCACCATGTGGTCTTTGTTCCAAAGGTCCAAGAATCTCATAACTAATCATGCCGTTTTTATATTTGCGGAACAGCATGTGACATTTTCTATCCATGGCTCGTTCTTCAGCATCAGGATGCGGAACTATTGGACTATAGAATGTGTTTTGTATTTGACTGCGTTCAGGTAAATTTACATCTCTGGCTGGAACTTCTTTAAGTGGTTCTTCAGGGATTAATTCTGCCTTGTCAATATAAGGATTTGCTTCGCCTGTAAATTTAGCATCAATCTCTACACCGTTAAGTGCGTCCATTGCTACCTGATACTTTAGTTTATTTGCTCTGCCCTTTAAGTTTAAAACAATGCCTGTTTCGTCATAAACGAATCGTTCTAATTCTTTGGCTGTGGGGAAGTCAGTCATCAAGCCTTCTAAATCATATTCAGCGTTTGTCACTGCTTTAGGGGCTACTGCTTTTTTTGGTTTGGCAAGATCTACACCAATGGTAGAATCTGCCTGTGGTTTTTCATTCCACGGATTTTCTGTTGTATTCGTTGTCATTTCATGTTCCTTTCATAACTATACAAAAAAGAGCAGCCATCTGCTGCTCTTTTATTTACCCTGCCAAATTATTTCTTACTGGCAGTTGGGTTTCGTTTAGGACCAGTTCTTTCGTGTAGTCCTTCTAATGCAGGATTAGTTTTACCTGCTTGTCCTCTAC